GGTAACGGTTATGCTGTTATCAGATTTCTACCTGCACCCGAAGGTGAAGATTTACCATTTGTAAAACTATATTCACACGCATTCCAAGGTCCTGGTGGATGGTTCATAGAGAACTCACTCACTACACTTGGACAGAAAGACCCTGTTTCTGAGTATAATTCATTACTCTGGAACAACGGAACTGACGCAGGAAAAGAAACTGCAAGAAAGCAGAAGCGTAAGTTAACTTACGTCAGCAACATCTATGTTGTAAAAGACCCTGCTAATCCTGAGAACGAAGGTAAAGTATTTCTATACAAGTATGGAAAGAAAATCTTTGACAAACTTACTGCAGCGATGCAACCTGAGTTTGAGGATGAGGAAGCAATCGATCCATTCGATTTCTGGCAAGGTGCTAACTTCAAATTGAAGGCAAAGAACGTAGCAGGATACAGAAACTATGATAGTTCTGAGTTTGCTGCACAAAGTCCTTTACTTGACGATGATGATGCAATGGAAGCTCTCTGGAAGAAACAATTCTCTCTCGCTGAGATTGTTGCACCAGACCAGTTCAAAACTTACGATGAGTTAAAAACTCGTTTAGATTATGTACTTGGTAACAAGAAGTCCGCTGCACCACAATTCGAGGAAGAGGACATTGATCGTGGAGAAGCAGAAGAGTTAGTAACTGCTGCTGTTTCAAAACCCACTCCTGCTGTAGCAGAAGAAGAAGATGATGCGTTATCTTACTTTGCTAAACTTGCAGAGGAGTAATGAAATATAATCAACTCTGCCTTACTCTCTTAGTAATAGCAGCTTGGATTAATTTAATTTTTAAGTAGGAGTCTTCGGACTCCTTTTTTTATGGATTGACGGTTTCAGTATTTTCTGTAGATGCTAACGAAGATGTAATGTAATTTGAACTCTTGTCATATCTGATTACATCTCTAAAATCGTTTATGAATAATTGTAGATAAGCAGGGTTTAACACATCTATTTCTCTTCTTTTTTCATTTTCAGTATATTCATATTCTAAATTAGTAACTGCACGAGCTATATTATCAGTGGCAACAGTATATTCATCTTTATCATCTAATTTATTATTACCTGCTTGTGATATCAATGTGTATTCAGTATTGTATTTTGTTCTTGAACCATCAATTTTAAAATCAGCATCTACTATTAATTCTGGTGGTAATATCAATCTATTGTTGTTATCTCTTATTTCAAATGTCTCATAATGATGATTCGCATTCATCTCTATTTCAGAACCGTATTTTGATAGTGCAAAATCATACACCTGATAATCCTGCATAGGCCACTCATGAGTGATATTTGTGATTCCAGAAACCAAGATAACAACGTAGTCTAGAGTAGGATCACCGTATAATTCCTCTGCTATCATATCTGGTCTATCACCAATACCAATGGTAAACTTATCAAGTATACTTACATTATCTTTTAAATAATCGTAAATCTTAGTACGACGAAATAAATTTTTTATTAGCACATAATCCCTAGAGGAATTTTTATGTGCTAAAGGTGTCTGAAACGCAATATTAGGTAACTCTCTAAAATATCCCATTAGTATCCTACCCCCATAGATGATGCTGAATCAAATGTAAATGGATCGTAATCCTCAGAGTAGATTGGGTTGAGTTCTTTGAATGTTAGATTCATTCTAATGCTAACAGGAGAACCATCAGAATAACTTGCATATGTTCCAGTATTAGTGTAATTTACATTCATTCCAGTAAGAGCACACATTTTAAAACTATTCAAAAATGGATGATCTTGACCATTGTGTAAATAACGAAGTGAAAATACATCAGGAGACTTAAGAAATATACCACTTGCACTTCCACCATTTAAGGTGCCAGCTTTCGGAGACATTGCCATTTTAAATTGTCTTATAATTCTTTTTACCTCTAACATTTCTTCTGCGTATCTTGGTGTAAATGTTACGCTGAATGGGAATGTTCTCAAACTTACTCCACCAAATAATAATTCTAAGTTAGAGTTTAATACTTGTCCTGTTGTTCTAGCGATTAAAGAACTACGATTAACGTTTCCACCCAGAGCATTGATAGCTGCACCACTTATACTATTTGTGATTGCATTTCTTATCTCAGGTGATAATCCTGGTAATTGTATATCACCTTGAAGTAAATCTAGTGCTTCCTGAAATGTGCCACCTGCATCCTTTTGAAATGCACTTGCAGCAGCGACTCCAGCAAGTTGAAATATGTTCATCTCATCTTCACCCCAAGTCACTACATTAGAATCATTAATCTCTTGAGGTATTGGTAACTCTACATAATATTTGATTTTTTGATTTCGACTCATACGACTATTTGCATCAGTCGCATTCATTCTAAAATTACTATACTTAGTATATTTGTCTCCTTTTTTATATACTTTATTACCTATCTTACCACCCTCTAAAACATCTTGAGTTGTTTTATCATATTTTAATGAAAGACCAGTACCACTTGTAGGTGGAATATATTCAAGACATTTTATAAGAAAAGTATCTCCAGTATGTTCATTGGGACCTCTTGCAAGAGGATACCCTAATCTCATCTTTAAATTTTGTCTTCTTGGAGTTTGTTTTTTTGCATTTGTGCTACCTACAGGTTTTGTATCACCCATAAATCCTGTTTTTTCTGCACCATACTCCGAAGTAAAATCAATATCTTTACCTTTCGTCTGTTGTAATTTTCTATTTTCTTCTGGATCTGGATGAAAAGTCGCTAACCCATGCTTTTTTATTAGCTCTGCCCTTGTAGGCTTGCTATTTTTTCTCATCCACTGCCGTTTGACTGGTTTTGATGGCATTATCTCGATCTATTTTTAACTATTTAGACGTATTTTGACAAAAGGTAAAGTTCTAAGATCTCTTAACTCCATTTCATCTACCTTATATAATCCACCAACCACCTCTGGAAACGTATATTGTCTCATTTCTCCCCAATGATAATTTAAACCACGAAAACCCCATTGAAAAACATCCGTCACTGCTACTAGTGGATGCTCGTCATAAGCTATATTTGGTGTTTTTGGTTTATATACAAAAACATAAAAGTTACCAGCTTCAGGAACATTACTACCTTCAGTTAATACTCCTAATATCTCTTGTGCTAAATCATCTGGACTTTCATTGCCCACAAGATTTTTCATTACTGGGTCGAGTCTACTCATATTCCTAATTCTTTTTCTGTTACTACTTTAAATTCCCATTTACGATCAGCACAAAATTCTTTTGCCATTTTCCATTTTGCTTGGTTTTTTGCATATTCATATGCTTCACGAATATATCCTTTTGTTTGTCTTTTAGGTTTGATTGGTGGTTTTGTTTGTTTTGCTGGTTTGACCTCAATCACATAATTTTTTATTCTTCCGTTTGTTTCTTTCACTTTCATATAAAAATCTGGGAAATATCTATGCACTCGATTATCAATCGGGGAGCGATAAGGTATCGCAATCTCTTCACTTGCCCACTCTAATATATTTTGATTCTTATCACAATACACCATAAACTTTCTTTCCCAAAGTGATCTGTAAATTATATTAGTTGGATCACCTTTGTACTTTCTAGGAAATGATGGATAGTATTTTCCTTTATAAGACATCTAAATAACTATACTATAATTGTATTTAGAGTGCCAGCACCAAGACCGAGTAGAATATCAGATATAATGCCTAAGTTGCAGAATGTAGCTCAGACATCAAATTATTTTGTAAAATTTTCATTACCACCAACAGGTTTAAGATCACACTTAAGAAGAAAAGGAATAAATGATCGTTTTATAGCTGAGGATGTTGGTCTTCTTTGTTATGATGCATCTTTGCCTGGCAGTGCACTTGCATCACAAAATATCACAGGTGATTTTCAAGGTGTAGTCGAAAGATTTGCTCATACTCGTAACTTTACTCAGATAAATTTTGAATTTTATGTAGATAATGAATATAAGTCTTTGAAGTTTTTAGAACACTGGATGGAATTTATAACTGGTGGAAATCAAGTAGATCCTGGTGGCGATACATATTATTTTCAATTAAATTATCCATATGAATACAAATCTAATGATACTCGTATTGTAAAGTTTGAGAAGAATCATTTTCAATTCTTAGAATATCGTTTCATTGGTTTATTTCCACTATCACTTAACTCAACCAAAGTTCAATATGGTAATACTCAGGTTTTAAAAGCAACAGCACAGTTTAGTTATGACCGATATGTTGCTGGTGAGTCTTCATCATTAGCTAGAGATTTAAGAAGAGCATATAACGAGTTAGGATTTGGAAGAGGTAATATAGTAAAAGATGGTATGAGTTTGAAGAATTCACAATTAAATTCTTTAGCAGAGAGATCAACTTATAGTTTTCTCAATCAGGATAATCCTGTTGGTGAATTTACTCAACTTACTGACTTCTCTAACCCTGTTCAAGCATCTATTAAAACATTAGGAACCATAGGTGCAAACCCACCTGGCATAAATCCATAATTTGTGCTATAATAAGTTTACAAAACCACTATAAATAGTGACACTGAAGTGCTTAGAATATTATGCCTTTACCAAAAATTGCAACACCGACTTACGAATTGGTGTTACCTTCGTCAAGTAGAAAAATAAAATTTAGACCCTTTTTAGTTAAAGAGGAAAAAATTTTGATTCTTGCAATGGAATCTCAAGATTCTAAACAAATTGCAAACGCAGTTAAAGATGTTATATCTCATTGTATACTTACAAGAGGTATAAAGGTTGAAAAATTATCCACATTTGATATTGAATACTTATTCTTAAATATTCGTGGTAAATCTGTAGGGGAAGATATAGAAGTTATGATTACTTGTCCTGATGATGGGAAAACACAAGTTCCAGCATCTATTAATATTGACTCTATTAAAGTTATTACTAGTGATGAACATGAAAAGGATATTAAATTAGATGATCAATATACATTAAGGATGAAATATCCTTCTTTGAATGAATTTATTAAAACTAATTTTGCTGCGGCTGATAATGTAAATGTTGATGATACTTTTGATTTAATCGCATCATGCATAGATCAAGTGTATAATGAGGAGGAATCTTGGACTGGTGCAGACTGCACTAAAAAAGAATTGAAAGATTTCTTAGAGCAGTTAGACTCAAAACAATTCAAAATGGTTGAAAAGTTTTTCGAGACAATGCCAAAATTATCACACACGGTCAAAGTTATCAATCCAAACACTAAAAAAGAGTGTGAAATTAAATTAGAGGGGCTACAGAATTTTTTCGTGTAGCTATGGCTCATGAAGATCTTGCGTCATATTATAAATTGAATTTTGCTTTGATGCAGCACCATAAATATAGTTTGACGGAGCTTGAAAATATGATGCCTTGGGAGAGAGAAATTTACGTTTCACTTTTACAACAGCATGTTGAAGAAGAAAATCTAAAAGCACAACAAGAAAGGAATAGTCTTTAATGGATGAGGAACAAGGATTAGCATCGCCACTAGCAGGTAGTATAAGGGGTATTAGAAGAAGTATATCTTCTAATGTCTTGACTGGTGGTGCTGCACAACCTCAACCTGACCCACAAGTTACCAATTTATTACAACAAAATTCTCTACAACTCACAAACGTTTCAACTCAGTTAGCGAATATATCAGTTCAAGTGACTGGATTAGAAGCTTCTTTAGGTGGAATAAAAGAAAATTTAGCACTAAGCGATGCATTAGATAGACAAAGAGAAGCAGCAAGTCAAAACAGAGAGAGAATATTAGCAGAGCAAGGATTAAGAGAAGGAAAAGAGAGTGCTATTGAATCTAGAATTCAACAAGCGTTAACAGCACCAATTCGTAAAATAGCAGAAAAAACTCAATCAGGTTTATTAAATTTAAGTAAGTTCTTCTTATATTTGACTGGAGGGTGGTTAACTCAAACAGTCATGAATATGATTGATGCTAATGCCGAGGGAAATGTT